AATAATATCGTTGAACGCTCGTTCTGCGTCTGTATATTGTTGAGTTTGAATATGATTAAGCAAATCTTCAATCGGATTGTTGTTTTCGATAGGGTCTGCTTCCACCTGTGCCACGATTGTTTCGTCCATCATCTTAGTCTCCTGTTATAACGAAAAAATTACGTCGTATTATATATCATGTTGAAAATACAAAAAAAAGAGACCCAAGTTACCTTGGGCCTCTCGTTATTCTTTCAGTCAAAGCAATTACATAAAATCATAAATCATTTAATCTAAATTAAACACCCATTAAGAATACTTTAACACCCGTCAACGATACTGAAGAAGTAACGGTGATAGAGTTAGCGTCAACAGCGTCGACATCAACAGAGATAGATGAGCTGTTAGTATCAGCTACACGAATCGTGAAGAAGTCTTTGTTGAACAGCGCAAGGTTGTGTTCGATTGTCAAAGGAGTGTCAGCTACCAAAGTAACGTCGTCATTGCTGTATGCTTTGATCTGAGTCGCAGCTTCAAGAGTTGTGACACCAGCTTGCAGAGCAGCGATGTCGCTGTCGTTGCCAGCAATCGCAGCGCTAAGTACTGATACGTCACTGTCAAGGTTAGACTGAAGAGTAGACTCAGCACTTTGTGCGCGAGCGATTTCGGCAACCAACGAAGCGTTGAGGTCCGAATCACCTGCGATGCGAGCAGCTTCTTCTGTGTCAATGTTACCTTGCAGAGTTGTCTCAGCAGCAGTCGCACGAGCAACTTCAGCAGACAGGTCACTGTCAAGAGCGGCTTCAGCAGCAGTAGCGCGAGCAACTTCAGCAACCAACGACGCATTAAGGTCAGAGTCACCAGCGATACGAGCAGCTTCTTCTGATGCAATGCTAGACTCGAGAGTCGAGATAGCAGAGGTCAGACGATCACTGTCAGCATCAGCACGAGCACTCAATGCACCTTCAGCAGCAGTTGCACGGGCAACTTCAGCAGCGATTGAAGCAGTGAGGTCAGAGTCAGCAGCGACGCGAGCGGCTTCTTCAGCAGAAATAGCAGCGTTAAGAGCAGCAACGTCACTATCGTGTGCAGCTTCAAGAGCAGCAATAGAAGAAGTGATGTTAGTGTTAACAGCGGCTTGCAATGCAGTGATATCGCTATCCAACGCAGCTTCAGCAGCAGTTGCACGAGCAACTTCAGAGGCTAATGATGCGCTTAGTGCTGAATCACCAGCAATACGTGCAGCTTCTTCTGTGTCGATGTTACCTTGCAATACACCTTCGGCGGCAGTTGCGCGAGCAATTTCTGCAACCAAAGAAACGTTAAGGTCTGAATCACCTGCAATACGTGCAGCTTCTTCAGTATCGATGTTGCCTTGTAGAACGCCTTCAGCAGCAAGTGCGCGAGCAATCTCAGCAGCTAAAGAAGATTCAAGAGAAGCGATGTCGCTGTCGTGGCCGTCTACACGTCCCTGCAATACTGTGATTGCAGAACCGTTAGCAGCAACGTCAGTAGCAAGTTGAGAACCTGCCAAAGTAGCGGGAGTGATAACACGTGAAGTGTCAGCACCAGCGTCTACTTCTGCCTGAGTCGCGAGTTCAACAATACCCTGCGAAGTTTCAGTAGCCAGTTCAGTGTTTCTCTGAAACACAGACGCCTCTGTAGCAGAGGTGAATAATACTACGTCACCTACTTCTACTTCAGCTGACGGGCTGAAAGTTACACCAGCAGCAGTAAGAGTACCGGCAGTATCAACGACGTACTGATAACCGTTTACTTTTTCTACTGATCCAGCGTTAGTTGGATTGATTACGCCTTTGAATACGACGTCGCCAGTTACTACGAGCGCATCACGTACCCAAGCAGATCCGTCCCAAATAAACGGTGCACCGATTTGAGTGTCCCAAACCTGTAAACCGACGTGGCCGGCTCCAAGAGTTTCACCGAGAGCGGTTTTTTCTGCAGTAGTAACGTTCTGAATTCGTGCATTGACGAGCTGACCTACTTTGACGAGGTCAATGTCATGATAGAATTGTTTTGTTGCCATTTAAGTTCCCCTATAATGGAAATGTGTTATTGTTAACATGTTAACATAACAAAGTAAATCATTTCACTCAGTTTATTTATAAGAATTACTTATTGGAAATCAAAACTAATCGATGCCCTGTCAAATCAATATTGGTCTCGACGGTAATGTATTCACCTGTTTTAATAACATCAACGTCAACTATCTTGTTGTTGGGGTCGAGAACATAAAAGTTTATTAGACGCAGTATGCTATGATCTGTAAACGTAATGGTGAGGCTTGTGCCGGATTCTATCTCGAAGGAATCTTCGAAGACCGTATCAGACTGTACCCCTATGTATGAGATTTCAACTACGAAGTTGTCAAAATCAAACTCTTCCGACGTTTCAAAAAACATAGCAACGTCAGTAATAGTGACGTCAACACTGATTACTCTGTTTGTCTCTTTGTCTTTTACGATATACGAGACGATTGTTTCAATTCCGTGTTCTTCGAAATTGATTGTCGGCGAAGTTCCTGATAAAGCAATGAATGTCGAGGTGTAAACATCACCTCTGGTTATTGTCGTTACATCGCCATTGTTGGTTGATCCACCAGGATTGTAACCGCTACGTTCCAGAACATCTAATATTGATTGCGCCGTAAACTTCTGTTTGTTGGCGTCGTATATTAGAATTGTGTCGTTGGAAAGCGTATTGAGCTTCGCGTATTCAACGTCTGCGTTATCAAGTAATTTGAAAGAACCACCGCCGGATGTACCGGAGATGTTATTTGATATAGTGGTTAATCTGCCTTCAACAGACCTAGTCAGATCAAGGTATTTCTGTTCTAACTTCTTATCTAGATCTGTTATGATCTTATTTAGTAAAGGTTCGATTTCAGGTGTATCGCCCTTATCGCCCTTTGGACCAGCGGGTCCCTGCAGACCCTGAAGTCCCTGTGGTCCCATAGGACCGATATCACCTTTAGGTCCCTGTAAACCTTGTGGGCCAGTGTCGCCTTTAGGTCCCTGTAAACCTGGTAGACCCTGAGGGCCTTGCAAGCCCTGAAGACCCTGTGGGCCAATTTCGCCTCGCTCTCCCCGAGGACCTATTGGACCAATGTCGCCTTTGAGTCCTTGAGGTCCAACGTCCCCTCTGGGACCCATAAGTCCGCGAGGTCCTACTTCACCTCTTTCGCCTTGTGGCCCTTGGGGCCCGCCGGCAGGTCCAGGATCCCCTTTCGGACCCTGCAGGCCGATTGGTCCAATTGGACCGATATCGCCTTTTACACCCTTATCGCCTTTCGGTCCTTTATCACCCTTTGGACCTTGTGGTCCTATCGGACCAATTTCGCCACGAGCACCTTGAGGTCCACGCGGGATAGAGATTTCCTCTATCTGTCTTTTAAGGCGTTCCTCCTGCTTTTGCAATTGATCCTTCGTATAGGCAATCGAAAAGGCAGTAGTGATCGAGGGTTTGATTTTGGACATATCATTCTTCGTCGATCAATTTATTCATAAACCGTGTCATCGACTCAACTAATTCATCTTCTTGAGAAGGTATGTATACCTGCGGGTAAAACGTCGTTTTGTCCTCTGATGTTGTTAAATCGAACGAATCTATCTCGTCGTACGAGGCGTACGATTCTGTTTTATTAGTCGTGTTCGTCTGATTCTGCTGTTGATTGTTTTTGGGTTGTTCCTCTTCGTCATCCATTTGATCAGGTTCTTCCCCGTCAATTTCTTTCTTCATCGCTTCCATATCATCATCAGATAAACGAAGGACGTTACGCATAACCCATTCTTTGGAGAAGTATTCGCCTACGTACTGTGATACTTGATCGAGCGTACCAAGACGTTCTCTCAACACTTCCATATCTTTTAGTTCGGTGAAGTGGTTATCGACGATGTAATCGACGTATATGTTATCTTTCCACTCTTCCCAATCTTGTTCTGTAATTATACCCTTGAGTATTAATTGCTTTCGAAGAATACCCAAGAATACCCACGAAAAACGTCGACGCAGTCGGTCTACAAACTTTTGAAACTTTACTTCGTCTCTAGATATTTCAGTGGAACGACCCAATGAAAACTGCGCTTCCTGTTCTAGACGATTAACAGGAACGTTCAAAGAACGATACAAACGTTTCTGGAAATAAATGATATCATCTATCTGTCCAAGATTCTCACCACCTGGTAGAGTGGAAATTTCTGTACCACGTCCACCTTCTCGTCTCGGTAGCCAGAAATCTTCGAGCATCGACATATGCTTGCGATCATCTTTCAGCTGACCTGTATTTGCATCATAAACCAGTTTATTGCGATACTTGGTCATAATGTCTTTCATATACTGATCAGCCTTACCACGTGGCAAGTTACCCACATCGATATAAAAGATTCGACGTTCGGGCGCACGTGCAAGGCGATAGATAACCAGCGAGTCTTCCATCATACGCAATTGGTTGATGGGTTTTAATGCTTTGTGTAGGTGCGATACAACTTTCTTTTTGCTTTCATCGAGCAAACCAGAAGTTACATACGAGATCGCATCCTTTGAAATCTTAATACCTGTTGACTGAGTCCCAGGTTTCTCTTCAAAGATGTAATATTCGTCTACTTGATCAACGAGCTTCGCGCCTGTAACACCGTCTTTCTTATATTTTACTTGTTTTACTTTTCGAATGCGAGAAGAATCAATGTGCCGGATTTCTTGAATACCTGCTTTGAGATTTGATTCGTTAACGAGTAAGTGGTGATAAATTCTTCCGTCTACATACCACGACCGAAACATGTCGTGTCCAATCTCGTTGAACTTGAGCATAGAAATAACGGTATCGAATTCTTCCCCGATTTGTTTTTTAATTTTGTCGGATGCTTCAATGTCGTCCAGCGAAAGAGTTACTGACGATTTTAATTCTGAGGCTGAAATAGATTCGTTGACAATTTCTTCGATTGCCATGTCCACTTCAGGGTGCATAGCAACGCCACGATAACGCAATATTAACTGGTGGTTGTCCTTAGACTGATCCCCATCCATGTTAATGTATTGACCGAAATGTCCTGCGCTCGCAGTGACATATCCAGCACCATCATAATCTGTGGGCGGAACAGGTGACTCTAGTTTTTCTTTTTTAGAAGATGCACTTTTCGATCTTTTTATTTCAAAACCAAAGAGTTTTAATACGCCATCGTTATCTGCCATAAAAATTCCTACAATAATTTAACAAGGGAGTCTCTCGACTCCCTGTTATTTATCACGTTATTAAGACGTAGTGTTTGATTCCCAATACTGATAAGAGAATGTTACATCGAATGTTTCGATGGTATCGCGAGTATCATAATCTAATCCAATCTCTCCAACAGTGATAGGAAACGCACCACGGAAGTTGTAACGTTTGATCACTGACTCATCACGATCCAACTGATCAACAATCAAGTCTGATTGATAATCAACAGGATTGACAAGACCCGTGTTTGCGCTGTGAGCATTCATACCGTTCATCCAACGCTCAAACGAATCACGAATTGCAAAGTCAGTATCATTGATAATCGTTACTGTCCAATCTTCGAACGTGCGGTCACCCGCAACTTTCAATTCACGGCCGCGAAATGCGACCGGAAATGAGTTGGTTACTGATTGTGGTAACTGAGCCGCTTTACACATGAATGACGTAAGTTCTACATCACCACCAGCATAAGCAGGAAAGTTGATAGTCGCTTTGAACAGATTCGGACGCGCACCACCACCTCGCAGTTTTGATTTAAAGTCATCGACTCCTAAAATCGCCATTTTTTATCTCCTTGTGCGCTTATACTATCCCAACGACTTCTTCAAAGTCTACACCAGTTCTAACCGCTACGAAGTTCAAAGTAACGTAGTTGATAGAACGTGCAGGTTTGACGAAGACCGAAGCGACAAATCTGTTTGCGTCAATCACAGACGGAGTATTGTTCGTTTCGTCACAAACAACACGGAAGTCCGTGATACCTCGTCGACCTTTAATCTCTCGTAAGAAAGGCTCGACTATGTTAACAAATTCGGCACGTGTGAATTCATCATTGAATTCGAACATTACGTTCTGTGCCGCCGCTTTGATTGCTCGCTCGATGCCTAAGAACAGACGACGAACGTTAATGCGATCAAACGCAGAGGGACGACCCAAGTGTGTCTTATCACCGTATAGTAAAATACCCTGTCCTGGTAGATTTACAATCGGGTTAACACTTGCTTTGTACAACGTATCGCGTTGTGCTTTAGTTGCGTTGTAAGCAAGAGAAGTAACACCAAAGTATTGACC